TCCGCCTTAATGGTGACGGGCTTGGCGACGTGAACGACAAGCTTATCATAGGGGTATCCGCAAAATGGCTTATTGATAACAGTTGCCTTGCACCCTATGACTACTATGCCCCTGACGTTGCCGACCTTACAGGACTTCACGTTTCTCACGGAGAATATATGGCGGCGGAGATAGAGAAAGCTATGGTGAAAAACACTGTTTTCGGCGACGTCATAAAGTATTACAAACAGCTTGCTTTGGGCAAAAAAGCGGTCTGCTACTGTGCGTCAGTAAGACATTCTCAGCGAACGGCAGAGGTATTTAATGAAAACGGCATAAAGGCGGCTCATATCGACGGCTCGACCCCAAAGGCAGAGCGTGACAGCATTATCTCAGCTTTCCGCAGGGGAGATATAACTGTGCTGTGCAACGTTGACCTTATCTCAGAGGGCTTTGACGTTCCTGACTGCGAGTGTGCCATACTCCTGCGACCCACCAAGAGCCTCACTCTTTACATTCAGCAGGCTATGAGATGTATGCGGTACAGACCTAACAAAAGAGCCGTCATAATCGACCACGTTGGCAACTATGCAAGGTTTGGTATGCCTGACGACGACAGGGAGTGGAGCTTGGAGAAAAAGCCGAAAGCTCAGCATAAAAAGCAGGAGCAGAGCGACAAGGTGAAGCAATGCCCCGAATGTTTCTATACCTTCTCTGCTCCTCCTGCGGGGGTGAAAGTATGCTGTCCTCATTGCGGATATGAGTTTCCCACAGCCGAGAGAAAGCTTGAAACTGACAGCAGCGTTGGGCTTGTAAAGGTGGAGGGATTTAAGCTTGACTTTTCAAGTCCTGCCGATTGTCATACCTATCCCGAACTTTTGCAGTATGCGAAAAGTCACGGCTACAAATCAGGCTGGGCGTATTATCAGGCAAGGCAAAGGGGGCTTATAGGTTGACGGAAGAACATAGGATACAAAACGAGATACGCTGTGCGGTGTCGCCCTACTGCACTGTCTTTCGTGTGAACGTGGGCGAGGGCAGAACAGTTGACGGCAGATATTTCACTACAGGTGTGCCGAAAGGTTTTTCAGACCTGTTCGGTGTAAGGCATAAGGACGGCAGAGCTGTCTTTATCGAAGTCAAAACAAAGTCGGGACGAGTTCGTCCCGAGCAGAAGAAGTTCATAACAAAAATGCGTGAGTGCGGAGCATTGGCAGGCATATGCCGCTCGGCAGAGGACGCAGTAAATTTACTAACGGAGGAATAAAAAATGGGATTTAAGTCAAATCAATCAGAGGCATTTCAGAACGGATTAAAGCCTGAGGGCGATTACGAGTGCATCATAACCGCTATCGAGGAGCACACAACAAAGAAAGGCTCTATGGGTCTTAACTTCACTCTCGTCATCAGAAATGACGTGCAGGGACAGAAATACGGCGACTCCTGCCTGTTTCACACCATATGGAAAAAGCATGAACCTAACGAGAACGATATGCAGGTGGAGGGCTACAACTTTGCTCAGCTTATGGCAATGGGCAAGGCGGCTAAGCTTCCCGACGGCAAGGAGTATGACAGCCTTAAAGCATACTGCACCGACCTGCTGAACAAGTGCATAAGGGTAGATCTCACACACGAGGAATGGAACGGCAAGGAGCAGGAACGCATTAATTTTGTCAACCCTACAAAGTATCCTGAGTGCAAGCATAAGTTTAAATCCTCTGCACCGAAGGCGGACAGCTTTGCGACTAAGCAGACGGGCTTTGCGCCTAAGACAAATACGCAGGTTGACAGCGCCATAGGCTCGCTTGAAGATTTTGAGGACGTGCTTACAGATGACGGCGTGCCGTTCTGATTTCTGAGAAAAGCGAAAAGTCATAGTGCTTTTGCATAAAAACGCAGACGATATTTTGTGCAAACAAATGATTTATGTTTTAATTTGGCAACATTTCTGCAATTGTTGCATTTTTAATGCAACTTTTTGGGTGTTTTTCGGGGATAAGTGAAAGGCTTTGACTTTTCAAAATTTATGTTAGGAGTTGGATATATGTACGAACAAATACCGCAGGAGCTTAAAACCCTGCCAAACTGGATATGCTGGGACGCTGTGCCTGATGAAAAGAGAGGGAAGATAAAGAAAGTGCCGATAAACGCACTTACAGGCGGAGGGGCTATGTCAAATAACCCCTCTACTTGGTGCGATTTCGATACGGCTGTGAGAGCCTCGGAAAAACATTCGGGCATAGGATTTATGTTCGGCGGCTGTCCGTATTTCGGTGTTGACATTGACGGCAAAGAGGAGGAGCTTGAGGCATACCAAAGGGGAGAGAACGGCAACATCATATCTGAATTTATCTCCACCCTGCAAAGCTATACTGAGATATCTCAATCGGGCAAGGGCATACATATCATATGCAGAGGAACACTCCCAAAGCGTGGCAGACGTAAAGGCTCAGTTGAGATGTATGAGGACGGCAGATTTTTCGTTATGACAGGTAACTCCTGCTCAGAATATGAGAGCATCGCAGAGTGTTCCGACAGCATAAAGCCATTGCACGAAAAGTATATAGGCGGCGGTCACGAGCCTGTGGCAAAGGCTGTTCCTGCTGTCAGACTTGACACCGCAGACCAGATTATCAAAGCTGCGGCAGGAGCAAAGAACGGCGGAAAGTTTGTTTCCCTCTACAGTGGAAGAACCGCAGGATATACCTCTCAGTCTGAGGCTGATATGGCGTTCTGCTCAATGCTTGCGTTTTGGACAGGCTGTGACGCAGAAAAAATGGATATGATATTCCGCTCCTCTGGTCTTATGCGTGAAAAGTGGGACAGGGCGCAAAGCGGTTCGACCTATGGCGCACTCACGATCCAGAAAGCCATTGCCGATTGCGACAAGACCTATTCGCCAAAGTTCGCAGGGGGATTTTCTTTTAACTTCAAGTCGCTCTCTGAGCCGATTTCTGTGGGTGCTGTGGAGCAGGAAGAAGCCAAGCCAAGACTTTATTCATTTGACGATACAGGCAACGCAGAACGCTTTGTTGACCTTTTTGGTGAGCAGGTGAGATACTGTTATACAGACAAACGCTGGCTTTGGTATGACGGCAGAAAGTGGTGTACCGATATGACAGGCACAGTTAAACGTCTTGCTGATAAGGCTGTGGCTTGTATGGCGGCAGAGGCAAAAGTGTACGCTCAGCTTGACGCAGACGAGGGAACGGATATGGCGAAAGCCTTTGAAAAGCATATGAAGTCCTGCCGTTCTAACAAATCAAAGAACGCAATGCTAAGCGAGGTCATGCACCACGTTCCTGTTCTGCCTGCTCAGATGGACAGATTTAAAACTGTTCTCAATACCCCGGGTGGAGTTATCGACCTGCGAAGCGGCGGCATATCTCCTCACGACCCTATGACATATCTGACGAAAATGACAGCCGTTGAGTATTCAGAGAACGCCGATTGTCCTCGCTGGCTTGCCTTTCTTGACGACATTTTCAGAGGAGATAAAGACCTTATCAGATACGTTCAGAAAGCTGTGGGATATTCCCTGACAGGCTCGACCACCGAGCAATGTGCGTTCTTTCTATACGGAACAGGACGAAACGGCAAGTCAACTTTCATTGATATCATAAGGGATATTTTCGGGGACTATGCGGCAAATATCCAACCTGAAACTATTATGGTGCGTTCAAATCAGAGCACCGCCATAAACAGCGACATCGCAAGGCTCAAAGGTGCAAGGCTCGTGACAAGCGTTGAGCCTAACGAGGGTGTTCGTATCAACGAGGGTCTGCTCAAACAGCTTACAGGCGACGATACTGTTACGGCAAGAAAGCTTTACGGCGACGAGTTCGAGTTCAAGCCTGAGTTCAAGCTTTGGATGGCGACAAACCATAAGCCTGTCATCAGAGGAACGGATACGGGCATATGGCGAAGAATTCATATGATACCCTTCACTGTGCAGATCCCCGAAGAAAAGATAGACCGCAGGCTGAAATACAAGCTGTCGGCGGAGCTTACGGGCATATTCCGCTGGGCGGTCGAGGGCTGTCTGCTGTGGCAGAAAGAGGGGCTTAAAATGCCTCGTGCCGTCCTTGAAGAAGTGAGGGAGTACCGCCGTGAAATGGACGTTATCTCTGCATTTGTTGAGGATAAGTGTACTGTGGGCAAGGGTCTGAGCGTTAAGTCAAGTCAGCTTTTTGCGGCATATCTTAACTGGGCTGAGCAGAACAATGAATATCGTATGAGCTCAACAAAGTTCGGTATGGAGCTTGCAAAACGCTTTGAGAAAGTAAAGACAAGGTCAGGCGCATATTTTAACGGCATAAATCTCGATAACAATGTGTAAATAATTGCAAATGTGACGGGGTGTGACGGGTTGACGGGTTTTTCTAACCTTTCGTATAAGAAGATAAAAAGAATATATATAAAGAAAGAGTTCTTGAAAAACGGCATAAACTCGTCACAACCCGTCACAGAGGGGGTGATAATCATTAAAACAGATTTCAAAAGAATGTCACAAGAAGAATTTGCACGATATGAAGATATGGCGATAGACGGCAGGCTCATCTATGACGAGTATCCTGCTGAGGAATATAAGTATTTCTCACAGTTATCAAGACTTGGCTACAAGAACAGGCACGAGGGGTGGTCAAAAGAGATATGCGAGGACAAGCAGGCGGAATACAAGCGGGAATATCTTCACAGCAAGGAGCGAAACGGCAGGTTTTTCAGGCAAGCCTGCATAATGCAGGAGAATATCCGCAGAGGGCAGACAACGGTCTGGAAGATAAACAAAACGCAGGACAGGGAAGAAAAACTCAAATACGCATTGCAGGCACTTGAACTGATACTCTGCGACGAGGGACTTGCGAAACATAACGGAGCAAACATACCTGAATATGCAGGCTGTGAATACTGCAATGGAGTGACAGAGTGGAGCGAAAAGCTTGGTGCAGACGGCAAGGAAGTCCGTTTTGAGTTCTGTCCTGTTTGCGGAAGAATGATCGAGGAGGGATAAAAGTGACAAAATATATTGACGCAGACAATCTGATCAACGAATTATCTGCGGCGTGTATGCCGATATACGAAAAAGGCATAACAGGCATTCTGGGTGATAACAGCAGTATCGCTGATATAATCAATGAACAACCTACCGCAGACGTGCAGGAGGTCAAGCGTGGAACATGGGAGAATACAAACACACCTAATCAGCTTAGATGCAATAATTGTGAAATCATTCACTTTATAGCTCAGTATCCACACGGTGAGATAAATTACTGCCCTAATTGTGGCACAAGAATGGACGGTGTTGCTAATGGCTGACCCAATGACCATGCCACGCCTGAAAGCCTACCGCAGGAACGCCTCAGCCATTGAGGACATCAAGGCAGAGCTTTCGGGCAAGTACGTTGCCGACAGTATCAGCGTATGCACGCCGCCGTCCTACACACCACACAGCACACGCATAGACGGCTTCTTGCCAAGCGGTGATACACTTTCATTGCTGTGTGAGCAGGCACGACTTGAAGCCGAGCAGAGGGCTATTGAGGAGTTTATCAAGGGGATAGAGGATAGACAAATGAGGAAGATATTTGTACTCAGGTTTGTAAAAGGCTTTACTTGGATACAGATAGGACACAAGGTCGGAGGTACAGCGGACGGCTGTAGAATGGCGGTCAAAAGATATTTGAAAAAATAATCAAGTGTGTTCGTTTTGTTCGTTTTAGGTGTGCTATAATTTAAACTGAGGATAGTGTAAATACTATCTGACTTTCATAAAGATCCTCCAATAATTTTTACCCACGGAGCGTATGCTCCGTATGTTCCGCAAAGTCAGAGTGGGTGCAATTCCCACACGGAACTCCAAGCCTGTTATACAGTTCGTAGACCGAGAACGTAAAATATCGGTATCGTATAACTTTAAAACCTGCACACTTTGGCTGTGCGTCGTCGGGTGGAAT